CATTTGTATATACCGGATAGTATCTTCTTTGAACTTCAGCAATATCAGTGACCAAAAACTCAAATTTTTGTCCTGGAAAAATTTTACAAGGGGCTTCCGACGGCTGACGGCCTTCTTCTTGAGTGACGTCGACAGCAGTTTCAGGTTTATCAGCCAAAGTTAAAGACTGATCTCGACTTTGTTCCATCTCAGTTGGATTAGTGGTATCTTCCATCTGAGTAAGAAACTCAGCTGTCTCAGCTGTTTCATCGGGGGCTTCCGAAGTTACTGGTTCGATTACTATTACAGGTCCCATGTTGAAGGCATTTGCTGATGATCCATCACGAACAAAAGGATAAGGCCGAGGAACAGCGACATGGACATCTTCAAGATGGACAAAAATCAAAAGTTCAATTGAATCATTCACTGTGGCCGTGTTACGTAATTGAGTAGCAACAAAAAGAGACAAAAATCCAAGACTATATCTTTGAACTGGATCCGGTTGATTTGGACCTTCATAGGTACGCAGAAATTCATTTTGCTGGTTGTAATTGATACGAACGACATTTGCGTCATTTTCATTAAGATTGGAGTCCCGATTATAATCCAGAATATGATTATAATATTTGTTTTGTTCAGCATCAGGCACAGGGCCCGGAGATCCGTACGATGGGACAACTCGCAATCTTCCAACATGAAAGGGAGTTCGAACGGCAACAATTCGGAAGACGAAAGAACATCGGAAAAACACAAACTGATTCAAAACGGCAAGACAGGCGGGAATTTTACCGTTGGATTCGGATCCAAGAAGTGAATTGAGGGGGATATCTAGCAATCGATGGCCAGGGCTTTGACTAGCGCTCCAGGTTGCACGAACAAGAACACTAGGCCTTGCACACATACTGGAAATCTTTGTTTCAGTTGGATCAAACAATTGCTGATGTTGTCGGTGCATGGTTTGAGGATGAAGAGCCAAGTTGTTTGTCATCTCCATTCCTTGACCACGGGAAAAAGTTGGGAATGTATTCACCACGGGAATACCGCCACCGGCAATCATTGGTTTGTCCATAGGAATCATTTCAGCTTCAGTTGAAACGTCAGCTGTAAGATCTTGTGTATTACCGGTCGTTGATTGGGGACCAGTTTGAACAGGGACATCTCCGGCCACATTCTCAATGTAGTAGTTTGTAGTGCTGCCTCGACTACTTGAAACATTAGCTCCCATCTGTGTGACAAAATCGACTTCATTTGGGTTCGTTTGATAACCACGTTTGATCGGGATATTTACAGATTCGGGAGTAACTTGGGGAATTGTGAATTTGCTATTTGGAAACCTCGAGTACACCGAAACTGTAACATCTTGCGTACTGTCGACTTGATTAAGTGGTGACAGCACGCCCAGCACAAAAACTCCAAGACTTTCTCTTGCATCAAGCATCGCCAAACCTGCACTGTTGTTAAGAACGGATCGAGGAAATTGATACTTGATGTGAAGACTCGCAGTGGTGTTCTCAGCTGGTGATAACAACACATGAGGTTGTGTAGTCCAGTTCACGGTGTTGAGAGTTGTGGACGTTGAAAGGGGATACCAATACAGACATAGCATTCCAGTTTGAAATTGTGTGGCGTTGATCTGAATAGTTAATTCAACGTCTCCGCGCCAAAACTGATACCGTTCGAATGGCATGTTTTGGATATTGCTAAGACTCCCAGTACCAAGAATGCCATACGGTGCCGTCCAAGATTGAATAACAGTGCCTGCAGATTGCGAAGCAGACCACATCACTTGTTCTCGGAACATCACTGTTTCTGTACCAGTCTGGAGATCAAACTGTTCTTCACCTAATGCTAGATGAGCAATACTAGTTGGAGTTCGCTCCTGTTCTTCCGCGCGCACTCCACTAGTATGGAAAGTTGTTAGGGATCGTACTGCATTTGAAGAATTCATTTGAGTTCGGAGTTGGACATGTTCTTGGAGAAAATGATTCTTCATTTGTTTAACAGTGTCAAAATTCTTCGCACGGCAGCGGGAAAGGGGACACGACATTTTAGCGTGTTTCTCAAAGAAACTGGGATCTATGGCTTTTTGAGTAAAAAATAAAAAATCATCACTAACTTGTCGGGTAGCTACAATAGGAGCAATCTCATCCCACGCCGGAAAACAAATATTTTCAAGTTGGTTGATCGTGAGCGCGCGATTAATCGCAAGATTAAAGGCATTGTATTTCTTTTTGCCATGTTGAGACATGTATTCGCTCATTTGTTGACAAACTTGATACAGTGCAGCATTGTTGCACTTCGTCCAAGAGAGCGCTCGCCAAGCCGTTGTTTCGATAATGGCTCCAGTGTACATACCAAAAAGTCGAACTGGTTTTGCTCCAAGGAAGGTGATATCTTCAAACTTTTGGTAGTCTTGGATTTCCATATCCTTCTTGTCGGAAGTATAGGTTTGTCCAATTGACGCCATTTGTCGCTGAATCATGGGTCCAGTGAACTCAATTTCCGGGTGAATCGCTAGAATGTGATCGTCACCAAGACATTTGATTCGTAGGTGTTCAGAAACCTTGAGATCGGGGTAATACTTTTTGAATACGTAATAGATATACATACATACAACTAAGTTATTGATAATAGTAGTGAAGAAATTACCACTCCAGTGATTACCAAAGGTCTGAAATTTGACGTCGCCTACTTGAGCGGG